CGCCGCTATAGGAAACGGAAGTCATCATATGACTTCATCACAAATATATAATAGTGGATCTTTAATACGATTAGAAACAAACACACAAGTTACTGGTTCATTAGATGTATCAACAGGTATAACTGGATCTTTATTTGGTACAAGTAGTTGGGCTAATAGTGCTTCACAAGCTTTAACATCATCATATGTTAATACACTTAACCAAGATGTTATTATAAATGGTACTTTATTTGTCGGAAATGAAATATCTGGTATTCAAGGTCAAATAATAGCATTAACTACTCGCAATTACCCATTCTCAGGATTCTAATATTTATAATAAAAATAAAATATGCCAGCAAATTTTAACCCAATTTATGCTTTAACCCCTAATGTAAGTGCTGTTAAAATTACAACAACATCAGCTTTAGTAAGATCAGATGGAAGTGCCTCAGCTGCAATTGGTACTGATCAATTCTTAGCATTTACAACTGGAGCAAGTGGAAGTTTTGTTCAAAGAATAAGATTCCAACCAGTTGCTTCTGCCGCGGCTGTTACCTCAGTAGCAACAACTTTAAGAGTATATTTAAGCACTGTTAACACAGGCATACCTACTTCTACTAATACACATTTGTTAGGAGAAATAGGTGTACCTGCTATAACAACAGCTAACTCAACTAACTCAGTAAACTACTATGAAATTCCTCTTAATATAGCCCTCCCAGCTAGTAGATATATATTAGTTTCTCAACATGTAGCTCAAACAACTAACCAACAATGGCAAGCTATTGTATTTGGTGGTGATTATTAAAATATAATAAAATATGCTATTTGGAAATTCTCCATCAGACTTTGGTTTTTTACCTCCTCAATTCACAGGGGATGTTCAAATGTTTTTCTCCACAGGAGTCCAGGCTACTCCTACAACTAATAACTGGCAGACATGGGTTAAACCAAGAGGAATCTCTATGGTTTACATGATAGCTATTGGTGGTGGAGGTGGAGGAGGTGGAGGTTTTAGCGGAGCCTCAGGAACAGCAAGAGGTGGTGGTGGTGGAGGAGCATGCTCTGGATTTACTACTCTGATGATGCCTGCTATATTTTTGCCTGATAGTTTAAGAATTATAGTTGGTGATGGTGGTAGAGGTGGAGCAGCTGGAGGAGCGGGAACTGCAGGTGGTATTTCTTATATTTCTTTAGGAACTGGAGCTAGTACTGGTATTCTTGCTCCAAATATTGTATTAGCTTCTGGGGGTACAACCCCTGCTGGAGGAGGAGCCGCAGGGGCTGGTGCTGGTACCGCTGCTGGGGGTACAGCTGCTACAGTCTCAACAATAGTTTTAACTGGTCCTTTTAGTAAATTAGGATTTTTTTCATCTACAGGAACAGCTACCAATAGTGGATATGCTGGTATAGCAGGTGGTAATGGTGGAGTAGCCACTGGAGCTGCTGGTACTTCTATAACAGCTGGAGCTACTATTCCTCTTTCTCCTGGAGCAGGAGGGGGAGGTATAAACACAATAGGTCAAGGTGGATTTTCAGGAGGATCAATAAACATCTCAGGTACAACTATAGATTATGCTGAGGGCCAATTCACAACTATCCTCCCAGGATCTTCTGGGAATAGAATAGATGCTGGAGGAGGAATACGATCTTTTAAACCATTTTTTCAAACTGGAGCCCCAGGGGGAGGATCAGTAGATTTTACTTCAGGTGGTAATGGTGGTAATGGAGGAATAGGTTGTGGTGGTGGTGGTGGCGGTGGTGGTACTACTGGTGGTAGGGGAGGAGATGGTGGTGGGGGAATGGTGGCTATTATTTCTTGGTAAAATAGACAATTACTTTTAATATTTATAACTAAAAGTAGTTAATGGCCCAAGTCTATTTAAGTCAATATGCTCGAAGAGCAGGTATAGCTGATACAGCATCTCATGCTTTAAATGGTGTACCTGCTCCAAAAGATACTTATATTCAATATAATAAAAATAATAAATTTGGAGCCGAAGTTTATTTTAGATACATTTATCCTATTCATAGTTTACAACATGGGTATAATACTAATGCTTTAGGTAGTTGGTCTCATACCGAAGGAAATAATACATTTACAGGGCTTACCAACACTTACTCTTCCTCAATCCTATCAGGTTCTATAACCTTATCAGCTGAATATGGTAATATAACATCGTCTTTTAGAGCTGGAGATTATATATATCTAAATGATTATGAATTTGATAATATTCAAGGCACAACTATAGCTAAAATAGTTAATACTTCATGGGATGATACAAGTTCATATGTTAATTTAGATGTTGATAACATACATGCTACTAAATCATATGTAGGTAGTATAGGTACATATTATATTCAAAGTTTATTTGGTAATAAAAATGCTGGAGCATTCGCAGCCCATGCTGAAGGTAAAAATACTTATGCTATAGGTTTAGGTGCTCATGCTGAAGGCAGTGGATCTTATGCTATAGGAAAATACTCACATGTACAAGGTAATAATACTGTAGCTTTAGGTGATTATCAAACTGTTGTAGGCCAATATAATATTTTTGATGTATCACAAAGTGCGTTTATTATTGGTGATGGCACAGCTGAAATTATAGATAGTGGTACATTTGGAAATAATCCTGAAACTGGGAGTTTTATTTTTAATATTAATTCAACTTATACTCCTATTGAATCTTTAATTGGTTCTATTATTACAGTTGTTTCTGCTTCAAGTAGTATTAGTGAGACTTTTATTATAGAAGACGCTGTTGATTTATCTCTTGGGGAATATGAAGTAACTGTTAATAGACCTTTAACCCAAAATTATTATGAGGATGTTGATACATTTTCTATAATGAAAATAACTCGTCATAATCTTTTATATACTTCTCAATCATGGTTTCAAGTTAGTGCTTCAAATGTATTTTTACAAGGCTTACCTACTGCTTCTTCAACTTATATACTAACATATGAACCTACTACAGGTCAAGTATTTTACACTGCTTCTATACTTGGTGGCCTAGAAACTAGAGATGAAGGAAATCTAGTAACTACAACTACAACAACCTTTAACTTTACAGGTAGCGGTATATCAGCTTCATTAAGTGAAAGTGTAGTTAATGTTTACGTCCCGGGAATAACTGTTCAAGATGAAGGAAATTTAGTAACGTCTAATGCAGTAACTTTTAATTTTACAGGTAGTGGCGTCTCAGCCTCATTAAGTGAAAGTGTAGTTAATGTTTACATACCAAGTTCGTCAGGAGCTATACTATTAAATAATTTAACCACTAATATCACAGTAGGTGGTTCAGATTCTGGAACAACTTATCTAGCTGGTATTTTATTAGAAGATATTTTAAGAGATATACTTATAGATTATTTTGACCCTACAATAACTTTTGTAGCATTAAAAAATGGAGGAACTACAGTATTTGATGTTAATACACCTAGTACTTTATATAGAGAAGTTAGCAGTTCTTTAACTTTCACTATATCTAATTTTAACGCTACTAGCGACAACCCAGGTAACAGATATCCTTATAGTTCTAGCTTTACAGCCTCAGGCGCCACAACAGGTAATTTTACTTTTTATTTTGGAAATGATGTCTTATCAAGTACTAATAATTTAAGTGTAACAAATCCCAATCCTAGAACTATAAATAGTTCAACTCCAAATGTTGTGACATTTACAATTAATGGTGTTCATCCTTCATCATCTGCTTTACCAATTATAACAGATAATGCTACTTTAACTTATGTTTATCCTATTTATTACGGGATGTCAACTTTTGATTATTCAAAAACTTCTAGTAATTTAAATGCTAATATAGATTTAACTAAAGGAGTTGTAGCTGAAGGATCAACCCAAGATATTTTATTAAATGGCCTTAAAAAATATATTTATTTCGCATACCCAGATGACTGGGGAACTTTAACTTCTATCAAAGATTTAAATACAGGGTTTGAATATCTAGGATCATCTCCTGCTTTTACAAATTATATTTTACCTAACCAATCAGGTAGTACTTCTAATCCTTGGGGTGGTATAAATTATAGAGTATACCAATATTATGCTAATTATCCTAATGGGACAAATGTTAATTCACATACTTACAGATTTGATTTTTAAGATATGGCTATAGAAACAATAGATAATTTTGGTGTATTTGTTGGTAAGAACATTGATTCTAGATATGGTCCTTATGATACAACTACTAATGCTAATTTAGCTATTGATTCTATTTTTAGATTTGAAGGATTAACAGTTTTACTAACAGGTAGTGGAAATCAAATAGAATACTGGTATTACAAAGGTATTGATGATGTTAATTTAGTTCCTAAAACAGGATCTGTCTCTTTATCTATTACAGGATCAGATAAACAAGTTGTTTTTTATAGTAGTAGCACTGCTATAAGTGGTAGTCCTAACATAACATATGATTACACAACTAATCACTTTTTTGTAACTGGGAGCACTACACTTTCAGGCAGTACATACCTACCAGGTATAAATGATACATCTCAACAATTTGTTTTAACTTATAATCCTGTCGGGGGACAAGTTTATTATACTTCATCAAATGCTTTATCAGCTGTTTCAACTCCTTTAAATATTGAAGACGAAGGAATTCTTGTAGTTGGTAGCCCTACATTTATAAATTTTACCGGTTCAGGTGTTTCTGCTTCTGCTAATGGAGCTGGAGTAGATGTTTATATTCCTGGAGATGGTGGTACTTTTTCTGTGACAGGTATAGATGGTCAAGTAGTATTTTTTAGTGGTAGTACTCAAATAAGCGGTAGTCCTTATTTTATTTTTGATTACACTGCCTCAACTCCAATTTTTAATGTTAGTGGAGCTATCTCAGCTTCATATGGTTCTAATACAGTAGGATTTTATGGTACTGCTTCTTGGGCAGAAAGTGCTTCTCAAGCAGTAAGTTCAAGTTATAGTATTAGTAGTAGTTATTCATTATCATCATCTTATGCTTTAAGTGCCTCATATTCCTTAAGCTCTAGTTACGCTTTATCTGCTTCATATGCTTTATCAAGTTCTTATGCTTTAAGCGCGTCATACGCTTTTAGCTCATCTTATGCTTTATCCGCTTCATATGCTTTTAGTAGTAGTTACGCGTTATCTAGCTCATTCGCTATAAGCGCATCCTTTGCTACAAGTGCATCTTTCGCTACAAGTGCTTCTTTTGCTACAAGCGCATCCTTTGCTACAAGTGCTTCTTTTGCTACAAGCGCATCCTTTGCGCGAAGTGCATCCTTTGCTACAAGTGCTTCTTTTGCTACAAGTGCTTCTTTTGCGACAAGTGCTTCTTTTGCGACAAGTGCTTCTTTTGCGACAAGTGCATCTAGAGCCACAACTGCTTCTTTAGCTTTAACAGCATCTTTTGTAACAGCTTCAAATGTGTGGGGACCTTTTGGTTCTAATAGTGTGATTAGTGCTTCTTATGCTTTAGGTACTAATTTAAATATTCAAGATGAAGGTGTAACTATAAGAAATAATCCCGCATTTATAAATTTTACTGGATCAAATGTAACAGCTACAATTAATGGATCTGGAGTTAATGTGTTTGTAGATGTATCCGCAGCTGCTACAGCTTCATTTATTAATTTAACTACTTGGGATTTTTATCATAATTTAAATAATAGATATGTTGTAGTTCAAGCTTTAGATACTCAACATAAACAAATTGTACCTGAAAATATAGAATTAGTTAATGCTTCTTTAGCTAGATTAACTTTTCCTACTCCTGAGAGTGGGTATGCTATAGCTACTTTTGGCGGAGCAGGTACTAGTGCTTTATCAGCTTCATATGTAACCGCATCTAATGTACATGGTCCATTCGGAAGTAATAGTATAATCAGCTCATCTTATGCTTTAACAGCTAGTTTTGCTTTAAATGCTGGAGCAGGAAGTGGTTTCCCATTTTCAGGAAATGCTACAATAACTGGATCATTATTAGTATCCCAATCAGGAATTACAGTAACAGGGTCAGTATCTTCAACTGGAGGATTTACAGGAAGTTTATTTGGTACAGCTTCTTATGTAACTGGCTCTATATTTACAAGTACTAATCCTGCATTAACAGCTTCATATGCTTTAACATATCCTTATAATTCAACTTCTTCTATTATAGGAAACGGGACATTAACAACATGGAATATTAATCATGGTTTTAATACTCGAAATCTTCACATTACAGTATATGAAAGTGGTTCAAATGGGGAAACAGTCTATCCAGATATAAGAAGAATAAATAATAATACAGCTAGTATCATATTTGCTAATCCACCATTATTAAATCAATATGTAGTTTATATATCACAATAATGGCTCAATTTTTAACAGAAATACAATTTGTGGCTACAAGTTCTATGGATACACCTCCTTCTGGGTTTGTATCCTTATACATGCAAAATGATGGATATTTATATGTAAAATTTCCTGACGGATCAGAAGCTAGATTAACACCATAAAAATAAGTTATGACTCAAATTTTAAAAAGCTTACAACTACCTATTACAGGTTTTACTCCTGATACCCCACCCCCAGGTTTTGGAACAATTTACGCTAGTAGTAGTAATAAATTTTATTTTAAAAACCCAGCTGGTACTGAGTTTGACTTAGTAACAACTAATGGATATATAAATACTCTTTATTATACTGGTTCAAACATTGGGGGCCCAGCTAAAACATACATTTGGAGTAAACCCCCAGGCTTAAAATATATTGAAGTATGTTGTGTTGGAGCAGGTGGTGGTGGTGGAAGTGGGAGAAAAGCTACAACTATTAGAAGTTATGGTGGTTTTGGTGGAGGTGGAGGAGCTATAGTGTGGGCAACTTTTGATGCTAGTATGTTAGCTAGTAGTTATAATATTAGTGTTGGAGCTGGTGGAGCTGGAGGTGTAGGTCAAACTGCTAATAATACAAATGGTAATAATGGATCTGCAGGAGAGACCTCTTCATTTGGTACATTAGTAATAGCTAGAGGAGGTGATGGAGGAATTGGTGGGGTACAAAGTGGAAACATTACAACACTCGGTGGAAGAGCAGTCTTATGCACACCAGCTGGAACTCCATATGCTATTAATGGATGTCACACAACTGTAGGAGGAGCACTAACTCCACTCGCTCCAAGTAATGCTATTGTAGCATTTTCTAATACACGACAATCTATAATATTTAATCCTATAAGTTTTGTTAATGCGAATGATATTGTAATTACTGGTGGAGGCCCTCGATCTATAGGATTTGGTGGGGGTGCAGGTGGATTTGGAGGTACATATAATGGTTATATTCCTGAAGTAGTTTCTGCTTCTAGAGGATCTAATGGATATCAATTTGATACTCTTATAATTAATAGTGGAGACACAGGAAGTGCTGGCGCTATTGATGGAGGTAATGCTACCTCTCCTACAGATAATATGATAACTACTCTTTTACAATTTACAGGAAGTACTACATTATATGGTTTAGGTGGAGGAGGACATGGTGGAGGAACAGGAATTACAGGTAATGGAGGAAACGGAAGTCCTGGGGGACTTTATGGAGCTGGTGGTGGTGGAGGAGGAACTGTTTTTAATAATACTCCCTTATCATCTTCTGGAGCAGGAGCATCTGGATCCTCAGGTTTAGTTATTATAACTGAATTTTATTAAACTATTTATAACAAAAAAGTTATATGTCTCGATTTTTAAATAATATATTTTTAATAACACAATCATCTCCTCCAACACCAAGTAATGGAGGCACTTTATATACAGATGGTACTTCTATTTTTTTTAAAAATTTTACAGGTACAGAATATAATTTAACTGGATCACAAGGATATGTCTTAGTAACAGAATACACAGCATCTGGAGTCACAACATGGACTACTCCAACAGACGCTAAATATATTAAAATAGTAGCTGTTGGAGGTGGAGGTGGTGGTGGTGGAGGTAGTCGAGATGCTGGAGGAACACTTAATCGTAATGGTGGGGGAGGAGGTGGAGGAGGCGAGATAGCTATAATATTTTACCCTAGTTCATCTATCCCCCCAGGAACATATACTTTAAGAATAGGAACAGGAGGACATGGAGGAGCCGGAGCTACATCAGTAAATGGATCTAACGGAACTCGCGGAGGAGACACCTCAATTTCTAGCGGCTCAGTTACATTAATATCAGCTTCTGGAGGAGTATTTGGAGGAGGAGCTACAACCTCAACCTACACAGCTAATAACGCCCCAACTTTCCCAGGCACTTCTGGTTATTTACGTACTGGTCCTTTTCGAATAATGGGAATGCCAGGTGGTTTTTGTAGTGATGGTTCGCCAGCTACACCTACTGTTAGTACTAATAATGTTTTAACTGGTCCTGATTCATATCATGCTCGAAATGGATTTAGAGGTACAGGTGGTGGTGGTGGAGGAGGAGGAATTTCTATTCCTTTAGGCGTCCCTAGATCTGGAGCATCAGGATCTGGTATTTGGAGAACAGATGGAACCTTATTTACTTCTGGCTCCCCAGGCATAGGAGGAACAACTAATAACACAGGCAGTAATGGAGCTAATAATATTGTAACAGCTGTTTCTTTACTCTCAATAACAAGTAGCACAGTAATTACATCTAATTTTGGTTTTGGAGGAGGAGGACATGGAGGTGGATCAGGAGATGTAGCTGGAACTATAAATGGAGGAAGAGGAGGAGATGGAGGATATTTTGGAGCTGGAGGTGGAGGTGGTGGTGGCGCTTGGATATCAAATGGAGGAAGAGGAGGTGACGGTGGAGGTGGTTATTTAGCTATACTAGAATATTATTAATTATTATATTTATAATCAATGAGGATATTTCAACCAACAGTTACAGGATCAAACACTACAACAGGTTCTTTACATATATCAGGACCTGTATATTTTTATACTTTAGAAGATACACCAGTATCTCATATATTAGTATATAATACAGAATCTGGTCAAGTATATTATACTGCTTCATCACAAGTCGGAACATTAACAAATCCTGCTCCACCATCTAATAGTATTCAATTTAATAGTGGAGGAGCATTTGGGGGCTCATCAAATCTTACATATGATAGTACTTCTAATTTAGTTAGTTTAACTGGATCATTACAAATAATAAACTCAAATAATAATAATATATATAATTTACTAGTTACTGAATCTGGTGGTCGAGCTTATATAATGATTGGCGATAAAGATAATAGCGACAATTTAACACATTTAATAGTAGATGAGGGTTTTTCAAACATCATACTTAGAGCTGATTCAGGTATTATTTTTAGCCCCAATTCCTTAATTGAATCTCCAGAAACTAACGTCTTAGTATGGAACTCAGGTACAGGTAAAGTAAATTATACTTCGTCAAACGCTTTAATTATATCACCATTCCCATTTACTGGTAGTGCTGGTGTAACAGGGTCAATTGAATTAACTGGTTCAATGTTTGTAAGTGGAACAGTATCTGCTTCATTTGGACCTAATACTGTAGGATTTTTTGGTACTGCATCTTGGGCAGTTAGTGCTTCTAATGCTTTATTCGCATCTACAACTTCCTTTATTACAGCTTCTAATGTATGGGGACCATTTGGTTCTAGTAGTGTGATGAGCGCATCATTTGCTTCTAGTTCTAATAATGCTCTAACAGCAAGTTATTTACTTAATCCATATCCTATTAATGTAACAGGTAGTTCTTTATACTCTGTTGCTCCTGTAGCTGGAATACCTAATACAGTTAGTAACAGTATATTTTTTGGTAGTAATACTGGGGTTCAAACTACTAATGCTCAATATTCTAATTTCTTAGGTTATCAAGCTGGTTATAGCGCTAATGATGCTTCTCAATCTAATTTTTTAGGATCCCAAGCTGGTTATAATGCTGATAATGCTAATAATTCTAATTTTTTTGGAAGCCAATCTGGTTATAACGCTGATAATGCTTATAATTCTAATTTTTTAGGACCCCAAGCTGGCTACAGTGCTTTTAGTGCTCGTAATTCTAATTTTTTAGGTATATCAACAGGTTATGACGCTAATAATGCTTATAATTCTAATTTTTTAGGAGAATTAGCTGGTTATCAAGCTAATAATGCTCATGGTTCTAATTTCTTAGGTTACAAAGCTGGTTATAATGCTACTGACACTAATTACTCTAATTTTTTAGGTTATCTAGCTGGTTCTACTGCTACTAATGCTCAACAATCTAATTTTTTAGGTTATTCTGCTGGTTCTACTGCTACTAATGCTCAACATTCTAATTTTTTTGGTAATAACGCTGGAAATCAAGCTACTAATGCTAGTCACTCTAATTTTTTAGGCTACAGAGCAGGACAAGGCCAAGATAACGCTGCTTACTCAACATTTATTGGATATAAAGCAGGAGATCAATCTGGTGCAGGTGGGAGTATATTAGGTTCCAATAATATTATTATCGGCACAAACCTATCATTTGATGATTTTAGACAAGATTCCCTTAATATAGGGGGTGTTATTTTTGGCTCAGAATTCCATAGTGATGCTACTTTACCTAATCCTTTTTCAGGTTCAGCAGGTGGAAGTATTGGTATTAATATAGTATACCCAAGTTATAACCTACATGTATCAGGTACAGTAGCATTTCCTAATTTAACAGACACAACTCAGACAAATGTAGTAACAATTAATACAGCTACAGGTCAATTATTTTACACATCTTCAGATTCTCTTGGAGGAAATACTACTCCTACTCTTCCTGCTCCATCAGATACTTACATTCAATATAATAGTGGTAGTAGTTTTGGAGCGGAAATTAATTTTAGATATATTTACACCTCCCATAGTTTACAACATGGATCTAATACTGTAGCATCAGGATTATATTCTCATGCTGAAGGATATAACACATATGCTACAGGTGATTACTCCCACGCTGAAGGATATGCAACATCAGCGTCAAGAGAATATTCTCATGCTGAAGGAATTAAAACTATAGCTCAATATACTGCTTCTCACGCTGAGGGATCAGGTTCTATAGCTAACAGTAATTATGCTCATGCTGAAGGTATTAATACAACCGCTAATGGTTTTGGTTCTCATACTGAAGGAGTAAATGTTCAAGCTGCAGGTACTGGATCACATGCTGAAGGATTTAAAACTGTTGCTGGAGGAATATATTCTCATGCTGAAGGATCTGGTTCTCAAGCTTTAGGTGCTTTTTCTCATGCCGAAGGTAATAATACTGAGACAAATGGAGTAGGTTCTCACGCTGAAGGACTTAGGACAAGAGCTACAGACTATGGACATTCTGAAGGAGAAGATACTTATGCTATTAATTTCTCTCACACAGAAGGTAGGCTTACAACAGCATCTCATTATTCTCATGCTAAAGGATTAGGGTCTAATGCTTTAAGTGATCATTCTCATGCTGAAGGACATTATACTAGAGCAGGAGTTAAAGGTTTTTCAGGTAAAGCTGTTAATTATTCTACAATTGAAATATATAATCAAGGAGATCTAACTAGTGAATTTTTTAGTAATCAATTAGTAGTTCAAAATTATGGAGTTTATAATTACTCTACTACAAATTATACAAATCCTACATTTTCTATTCAATTAGATGGTAATTTACAATATGCGTTTGATCAAGGTGGATTCAGTGGTACAGGCGCAGCATCTGTTACAATAACTGATACTCAAAATCTATTTAGTCTTTTAGCTAGTGATCCTGGTTTAGGTTATGCGTCCCACACAGAAGGTTATTTAACTACTTCTTCAAATAATCATTCTCATGCTGAGGGTAGACAAACAATAGCATATGGTGTAGGATCCCATACTGAGGGGCTTAAAACTATAACTTTAGGAAACTATTCTCATACTGAAGGTGCCCACACCACTTCATCAGGTCTTTATTCACACGCTGAAGGTAGTGGATCTATTACTTTAGGAACAGCTTCTCATGCTGAAGGATATCAAACAACAGCTTCTGGTGATTATTCCCATGCTGAAGGTCGAGCAACATCAGCCTCAGGATATGCCTCTCACGCGGAAGGTAAATCTACTATAGCTTCAGGACAATATGCTCACGCTGAAGGTGAAAACACAAAAGCTGATGGTAATTATTCACATGCTGAAGGATACAATGCACAAGCTTTAGGCTTCGCAGCTCACGCTGAAGGATATTATACTACAGTAGCTTATTATGAAGCACCTTTATCAGCAGGACACGCTGAAGGAATGTGGACATTTGCTAGAGGTCAAGGAGCACATGCTGAAGGAAGTGGATCCTATGCCTCGGGTTTTGCTTCTCACGCTGAAGGATCTAACACTACATCTTCAGGTGCTTATTCACATGCCGAAGGATCTAGTTCTGTAACTTATGGTGTAGCCTCTCATGCTGCTGGTCTTCACACTATAACATCAGGATCATACCAGTCTGTAATAGGTCAATATAATATAACATCACCATCTCAAAGTGCTTTTATAATTGGTAATGGAATTTCAAATACTAATAGAAGTAATTTATTATTTGCTTCTGGTTCTAATGTAGAAATAAGTGGTTCATTATATATAACATCATCTTTATTTTCTCAAGGTCCTTTAGTATCTGAGGGCTCTAGAGTTAGAAAATATAGAGAAATAACATTAACTAACTCAGATATCACAGGGGCCCCTAATTATTCAATTGAAAGTGATGATGATATAATTCTTATAACAGATAACACTACATCTATTCCACTTACTGGAGATGGTACTTTAGGTGTGAGTGACTTTTTAGCAAACAGCCCAGCCGGAAGATGTGTTGAAATAGTAAAAGTAGTAGACGGAAGCGCAGGTATAATATTAGTCATACCCGCAGGTATGGGAGGTACTAATTTAATGCTTAATAAAGTTTCTATGGCTAATAGTACTAAAGTAGTATGTAATAATGTAGGTGAGAGTATAACTTTAATGGCTATGGGATTAGCTAAAACAGGTAGTGCTTGGGGTAATGGATGGTAATTTATTATGGTTTTAATAGATTTAGGATTTAATATTAAAAAATCACCTATACATGGATGGGGACTTTTTAGTAAAAATTTAATTCCTAAAAATACTATAGCTCTTCAAGCTCCTGTAACTATCATTCCTGAAAAAGTTTATTGTCCTGATGTTTTGATTCGTTATACTTTTACAGCCCAAGAAAAAACCATGGTAAGTTTTCATTACATCAGCTATATTAATTCTAGTGATACACCTAATGTAATGTATTCTTATGATGATGAAAATAAAATTATTATATTAACAACTCTTTCTAAAATTAAACCTGGAGATGAAATTACTTTAAAATATCTCTAATTATATAAATTAAATTCATATTTATAATAAATTAAAAAATGAAAATAAAAGTTTTAACACAAGAAGAAATTGCTCAATTACAAAATATTCAACAAGAAAGATATTCTATAATTGATAAATTTGGTACTATTGAAATTCAATTTCAAGAATTAGAATCTGCTAAACAAAAACTAAAACTTGAATATGAACAATTAAAACAAAAAGAAGAAGTTTTAGGAAAACAATTACAAGAAAAATACGGTGATGGTACTATTAATTTAGAAAAAGGAGAATTTATAAGTAACTAATTTTTTGAGTATTTTTAGGATATTTATCATCAAACCCAAAGTAAAACAACTTAATTAATTAAAAATAACATGGCAGAAATTTTATTATCCCCAGGCGTCTTATCTAGAGAGATAGATTCCTCATTTATAGCAGAGCAGCCACCTCAAATTGGCGCCGCTATTGTAGGTCCAACAGTTTTTGGACCTGTTCGTATTCCTGTGACTGTTACCTCTTATACTGACTACGTTAACCGTTTTGGTGAAACTGAAGTAATAGCAGGTACAGGCTCATTTTCTTATTTTACCTCTATAGCTGCTTATAATTATTTCCAAAATGGAGGTGAAACTTTATTAGTAACTCGCGTAGTATCAGGACAATATGGCCCAGCTAGTGCCTCAGTTGTTGGTCAAGATGGCACTACAGAAGTATTTAATGTATTTACTATTTCTGAAGGAGCTATGATGAATAACACAGGTACTATGACTAGTACTGGAGCTTTAGTATCTGGTTCTACTAATAATATTCGTATCCAAATTGTATCACCAAATACTCAATCTGGAACATTTAACCTATATGTTCGTAAAGGTAATGATGACAATAACAACCCAGCTATTTTAGAAACATTTACTGGATTATCAATGGACCCATTAGATGATAATTATGTAGCTAAAAGAATTGGTGATTATAAATTTGTTCAAACTGTTGTTGATGGTGAAGATACATTACAAATTTCTGGTACTTACCCTAACAAGTCAAGATATATTAGAATTGGTACTGTATCAAGACCAACACCTCAGTATTTAGTAGGTGGTGTAGCTGTTACAGCATATACATCTTCTATTCCTGGAGTTAGTGGAGTAAATGGTACTGGATCATTTAGTGGGGGTATTGGATCATTAATGGCTGGAGCTAAATTCTATGACACTATTACAACTAATAATATTCAAGGTGTTACTCCAGCTGATTATACTGCTTCATTTAATTTATTAAAGAGTGCTAATGATTATCAATTTAATGTGTTAGTAGCTCCTGGATTAAATTATAATGAACATAAACTACCTACTTCTGCTAATTTAGCAGGTGTAATTAAGAATACTGAAAATAGAGGTGATAGTGTATTTGTATTAGAATTAACTAAATACTCATCATCAGCTAATGATGCTATAGCTGAAGCTTCTAATATAGATTCTTCATACGCAGCTGCTTACTATCCATGGGTTCAAACACTTGACCCAGCTACTAGACAGTATGTATTCTGCCCACCATCAGTAATGATTCCTAGTGTGTTTGCTTATAATGATAGTGTAGCTTATCCTTGGTTTGCTCCTGCAGGTATTAATAGAGGTGGATTAGCTAATGTAATTAGAGCTGCTTCTAAATTATCCCAGACAACTCGCGATAATTTATATCAAGCTAAAATCAACCCATTAGCTACGTTCCCTGGACAAGGTGTTGTAGTATATGGTCAGAAAACACTTCAAACTAAAGCTTCTGCTCTTGATCGTTTAAATGTTCGCCGTTTGTTAATCCAACTTAAGAGACAAATTGGTCAAATTGCTAATACATTAGTATTCCAGCAAAATGATGCTTCAACAAGAAATAGTTTCTTAGCTCAAGTAAATCCATATCTTGAGTCAGTTCAACAACAACAAGGATTATATGCATTTAAAGTTGTAATGGATGATTCTATTAATAACGCGACTGTAATTGACAGAAACGAATTAGTAGGTCAAATTTACTTACAACCAACTAAAACAGCTGAATTCATTTACTTGAACTTCAATATTACTCCAACAGGTGCTACTTTTGGATAATAAAAGTTAACTATTTATATATTTATTAACAAATAAAACTAAAAGAAAATGGCAATTATACCTAATAACGATATGTTTTTTACAGCCTTTGAACCCAAACAGGCTAATAGATTCATCCTGTATATGGAGGCAGTACCAACATGGATGATTAAAGGAGTAAGCGCGGTGAGCTTAACCCAGGGTGAAGTAGTATTAAACCATATTAATATTTTACGTAAAGTAAAAGGTAAATCAGTATGGGGTGATGTTACAATGACACTTCATGACCCTATCTCACCTTCTGGTGCTCAAGTAATTATGGACTGGGTTCGCAGATCACATGAATCAGTGACTGGTAGAGATGGTTATTCTGACTTTTATAAGAAAGATTTAACTATTAATGCTCTTGGTCCTGTAGGTGATGTGGTAGCTGAGTGGATTCTTAAAGGCGCATTTGTAAAAGATGCTAATTTTGGTGAATATAACTGGGATACTGAAAATACCGCTATAAACATCACAATGACATTAGCAATTGATTATGCGATATTAAACTACTAAAAGTTTAACTTAATACTTATAAAAAGAGCTCGCAAAAAATGCGAGCTTCTTTTTTTTTTATATATTTATATACAACAAATAAAAACGTTATAATAAAAATTATTTATGGAAAACAAGTTTACAATGCCAACTGAAGTTATTGATTTACCTTCAAAAGGTTTAGTCTATCCAACAGAAAGTCCTCTATCAAGCGGTAAAATTGAAATGAAGTATATGACCGCGAAAGAAGAAGATATTTTAACAAACCAGTCTTATATCCAAAAAGGAACAGTATTAGATGAATTAATTAAATCTCTTATTGTCACTCCTGGAGTAAAATATGAAGATTTAATTGTAGGTGATAAAAACGCTTTGTTAGTAGCTGCTCGTATTTTAGGTTACGGTAAAGATTATACTTTTACTTATGATGGTGAAGAACAAACAATTGATTTATCACTTATTGAAAATAAACCTTTAGATGAATCTTTATTTAAAAAAGGTGTAAATGAGTTTTCTTATACCCTTCCTTCAACAGGAGTTAAACTTACTTATAAACTCTTAACAGGACACGAAGAGAAAAAAGTAGCTGCTGAATTAGAAGGCTTAAGAAAAATTAATAAAAATAATTCACCAGAACTTTCAACCCGTTTAAAATATATGATTACTTCAGTTAATGGTGATACTGAAGTAGCATCTATTAGATACTTTGTTGATAATGTCTTTTTAGCTCGTGATTCTAAAGCTTTTAGAGAGCATATAAAGGAGGTTCAGCCAGATGTTGATCTGACCTTTTTTCCTGAAGGAAGTGAATCAAAAGTTAACATTCCAGTTGGACTTAGCTTTTTTTGGCCTGACCTCTGAGATAGTTCCTCAGTACCGAGTTAATTTATTTACACAAATTCATGAAATAGTTTTTCATGGCCAGGGCGGTTATGACTGGGAGACAGTCTATAACATGCCCATTTGGCTTCGTAAGTTTACTTTTCATAAAATGAAAATATACTATGAAGAGAAAAATGGTGATGGAAAAGGTGATTTAGCTTCTCAAACAAAAGCTATCAAAGATGGTAAAATCCAATTACCAGACCAATTTAAAGGTAAATTAAATAATAAAACAGCTCCTAAGTATTAAAAATTATGTTTTTTAATATTTATAATAAATGCTTTTTTAAATGGCTGATCCAAAATTAACTCAAGAAGAAATACTTAAATTAAGAAAACTTTTACTTGAAGTTGAAGGTACTATAGATGAACTTAGTTTTCAAAATCTAATAAATGACGCTAAAAATGCTAGAAGAGAAATAGTATTTTTACAAAAACAATTAAGTGAAATAAATCAAGAAGCAAATGATTTAGCTAAAAGTATAAACAAGGTAGTTAAAGAACTTAAACAATCTGAAAGTGGAGCTTTTCAAACTGTTAAATCTTTTAGAGAAATAGATAGCATAGGGAATCGAATTCTTAACCATCAAAAAGGATATAATGAATTATCATCTGATGAAGCGGATTTATTAACTACAAAATTAAAATATGAAAAATTACGTTTAGGAGATCTTCAAAAACATTTCACTGAAGAAAGAAAATTTTTAGAAGAAAAGAAAAAAGATTTTGAAAATGATGTAGATAAAACAGAAGAGATAAATAAATTAATAAAAGAAAATGAAGAATCTCATAAAGAGATAAATAAACTTTTAGATGAAAAAAGTGACAAATATGAAACTCTTGTTGGATTTGCTAAACAAATAGCTAAAGAACAAGAAAATCTTGAAAGAGCTTTAGGTGTCACTGGAGCCGCTATAGATGGTATAGGTAAAGGTTTTGAAAGAATAGGTTTAGGTGCTTTAGCTGATCGTATAGGTTTAGATAAAGCTAAAAACCGAATGAAAGAATTCACCCATTATATTACAGATGGGGGTAAAAAATCAGCTGGACTTGTAGGTCAATTTAGAATTTTAGGAGTTGGTATTGGTTCTTTAGGTCAAAGTATAATGAAGAACCTAACTGATCCTTTAGTATTAGCTGGTTTAGCAGCTAAAGGAGTCTCAGCTGGTGTTGGTTTAATTAAAAAAGGTTTCTCCTTATTAAAAGGAGGTATTGGCTCTGTATTAGGTTTTGTTAAAAATCTATGGAGCATGGCAGATTCATTTGCTGCTGTGTTTGAAAAATATGCTAAAGCAGGCCAATTTGCCGCCCAGAACTTTAGTGCTGTTGGTGGTCAAGTTAACGCTATAAGAGCTGGTTTAAATGCCGCCGCCGCTGCTGACCCATTTATGAGGGTAGCAGAGGCTGGTCCTGCACTAAAAGCAATAGTAGATGGTACCGGGGTAATGCAATCCCAGATGACTAAATCTGTAAAAGACGCCCATGAT